GGGGGTGTATCGTACCGAAGCAGCGTCAGTTACAAAAGACGCAAGCAGTGAAGTATCTGGCACATAGTAAATTTGTTCACCTGTGCTATTCTTAACCTTGATTGAGTAAGAATTGATTCCAACCGCAATTTGTGCGGGGCTTCCATTGTAGGTTATTACGCCGCCAGCGCTAGTCTGTACAGGCTGCGCCACCGGAACTTGGGTGCCATTTTCCTGTAATATGTAGACCTGCGTTTGGTTTGCCAAAACTTCAGGATCAAGCCCAGGAAGCCCTACGTAAATATTAGCGCTCGCGATTGCTTTGCTTGCTTTAAATGTTGGGAAATACTGCAATGTTGTGTCAATCTTGTTAAGCGCCATTATTTGTTTTCCTTGCTTTGTTTTTTGCCGAGTGCGTCGTTAATTTTTGCTTGTATGCGCTTGTCTTTAATTTTGTTAATTAAAAGCCTTCCGCTTGTTGCCAGTGGAACTGGTATTCCTCCTGCAAAGCCAGTCAATGCAACATCAGTAAGACCAGCCAGTACGCTTGCAGTGTTTGAGTAATTTACCGTTCCAGCCGGAACCGTAAGAACAACCTTGGCCACATCCGCAAGCGTGCGAAGCTGCTCTGCTCCTTTTTTGCCATACAGACGATCAAGCTTTCCATCTTCGTCAAGTTGCCTAATCGAAGAATTAAGCTTATCCGCAGAAATAATTGGATTACCCATTTCATCGCTGTTGGCGCTTTTCGTTGCATTGGCTTTAATTTTCATCAACGACGCGCCGCGCAACTCCCTGAGAGCCTGCTTTCCTTGTTCGCCTGAGTTATCCAAAATACCCATTAGTATTGATAAATCCTCACGCGATCCTTTATCAATAATGCGACTTTGCACATCTTCAAGCGCGACTCTTCTATCGTCAGAATTACGCTTGGTTTCCAATAGGTCAGCAATTACAGCGCGATTCTCAAAGCGTTTCGCGTAGTTCTCACGAGCACGCCTTGCGGCTTTGTAAAGAGCGCCTCCAGCGCTCTCAGTGTCGGCATCATATAGCCCTTTTAAAATTGACGACTGACGAATATCCGGAGCATCGTTTCCAGTGGCCGCGCCAATTGCTTTGCGTAGCCTTTCACCTTCAATCAGCGTTATTGGTCTACCAATCAACCTACCATCAGGCGCTTCGGTTGCCATGCCCAGCTCAATGGCTTTTGATTTTGCAAATTTCAGCGCAGGGGAAACAGCGGCCTCAGCCCTGTTGTTGTTTATATATTCAAAAACAGAATCTATTTTTATTGGCTGCATTGATTCAGGCGATTGTTCAGCGATTTTATACAGATCATTGATTTTGACTTTATCGGTCTGCGCTCTATCCATTAAAGCTTTTGTTATCACTTTGCCCGTTTGAATTTTGCTTGTTGTTTCTGCGCCTGTCTGGTCAATGAATGAATCCATGTTCATTAGCAGTTTTTTGTTCTGTTCCGAATAGCGGTCGCGCAATGGTTTTCCGCGTTCTGCGTCTTTAGCGGTTTCGCGCTCAAATCTGGTTTGCTCAAAGTCCCGCGTTGCTTGCCCCTTTGTCAGGCTTTGGCCCATCGGGACAGGAAGTTCGTTAGCTGCTCCTCTACGCAAGGTTTCCATCTCTACGCCCTGAGCGCCTGCCGCCCCTTGACGCTTTGCAAATTTATCCATTGAGGCCAAGCTCTCTTGGGCCCGAGAAGAAAGTTTTTTCAACATGTCAGGTGTTGCCTTGGCCGCCGCGCTTGCTTTTGCCGAAACTTGCCCAGCCTGCTGAATTGGCCTTTGCGCTGCAACGATAGGCGCTAGTGCACCTGTTGGGCCAATAATTGGCAATACAGCCGGTATTTTTAAATCTTTGGAAATGAAATCGCCTATGTTCTCGGCAACCTGCCTTCCGGCCTCTGTTGATGGGCTATAGGTTCCGGCATCAAATCCGGCCTTTGCGCCTTGCGCAATTGTTTTAGCAAAATCACCTTTTCCGAATATGGCTTGAGGCAAAGCATCAATAACACCAACTGCTCCGCCAACAAGTCCAGCTGGGGCTGTTGCCATACTCAGCACACCTTCCAAAACATCAAGCGCCCTAGGTTTTTCTCTTGGTGCTGGGCCTAAATTCCTAGTAGCTGGGTTTGATGTGTCCTTGGGTATTTGGCCTATTAAATTCTCTCTATCTTTTTCCGCAATCGGCTCAGGCAATGATTTATTTTTATTTACATTGTACATACTAAGTAACTTTGAGACATTGTCCTCAGAGTCACCATTCGATTGAATTTTACCTCCCGCGCCACGGGTTCTTTCGTTGTAAAGTCGCAATAATTCAGCAACACTATCATTTTCCAATGACTCACCCTGCATTCCTGTGACTCGATCCACATAAGCGTCATTAACTGGCCCATATCCTTTTGGATCAAGCCCGCCATGATATTCTTGCACAGCTTTTCGAATATCGCCTTTGTTTCGGTCTAGAGACTCTTTAATCAAAACCGCTGCGCCTCTTGCTGAATCTTTGGGTGACGCGTAAGGATCAAAGCCATAGTTTTTAATGATCCCCTGCCTGGTTTTGGGAATAATCTGAAACGGGGTTCTAGCGCCAGCACTGGACACCTGATCTGCATTACTTCGCTCACCTTTTAGAAGGATGTTTTTTAGCACGTCAGTAGGCACGCCAAATTCATTGGCGGCCTGTGCTGCCAAGTTTGACCAAAACGGGTCTTTGTAGCTTGTCGGCGCGTCTTTGAACATTATTGTCCTATGACCTTTCTAAACTCTTGAACCGAAACCCCTGCCTTTTTCGCTGCCGCTGCAAAATCCGAATCAGAGAATCCTCTTTTCTTTGCACCTTTACTTCCATTCTGGCCGCCTTCCTGCCCTGTCTGCGCTTTCCATGACTTCAGCAAACCAGATTCGGACTTGTTTTCGCTAATATAATTGGCCTTGAACTCAGAGAACTCTGCACGAAGCCCCTCAATTTTAGATAGGCCGCGCATAAAACTAGCCAATTGAGACGCGTTGTAGTTATCCGTAGGAAAACCCGAAAGCGCCAATGCAATATCTGAATCAGAAGCCGCGCCAGGGGGAAGGTTTTGAACGACTTGTGATGATTTCACGGCGTTAAATTTACGGCGAAGCTCGGTCACAATGTCTTGTTGACCTGTTACATCTTTCAATTTCTCTCGCCACGACCCACCCAGCAACCCCCCACCAAAATCGGCCGCTTCAATTTCATCAGCAAGCGCATTAAATCGCTCTACATTTGCAGTCGACTCAACGGCCTCGTTGGTTGCCGTGCTTAATTGCTTCTCCGCGAAAGCTGACAGCTTGCCGCTTTTATCTAAAAATCCAGCAGCTTGACCAAAAACAGTAGCGCCTTCTGGGTCTGTTCGTTTCAATTCTTGATATTGCTGCCATTCAGCTATCTTTGCTGGAACTGATTGCCCGCCACCTGTACGCTGTGTTTCCGCCCGTACCTGTTGGCGCTGCTCTGGGGTTAGTCTCGACACATCAGCCGTTCCAAACAACGCTAGGGATGTGTTGGCCATATTGCCTGTTAGCTTATCCCCTTCCATTGGGGCCGTTGCCTTACGGAACGCTGTATAGCCTTCAGCATCCATTAGAGCATAGGCGCGTTCAACGTTCTGACGGTAACCTTGCGGGTCTTGGCGGTAAACATCAAGCTCTTGCAATGTGTCTATAGGGTCGCCGCCTTGCTCTTGAACCATTTGAGCGCGTTCAACAATTACCTGCTCAGGATTTCTCCTGCAAGAATACGACGCATGGAGTCGGTCATGTTCTGCTTGGTTGCATCGTTTTTAAATTTGATTGCTTGCGATACTTGTTGGGCATAACTAGGATTACGTAACGAAAATTCAGCAATGCGATTCGGGTCATTCGATGAAAACACGTCACGCGCTTCCTGCATCGCCGCCGCTTGCTCTGCCTGCTTGCGTTTTTCTTCTTGTTTGGCAGAAATGATTGAACCAATACCGCTCAGCCCTTGAATAATTGATGGGCCATAGCCGCCTAGCGGCTCAACATAAAAAGGATTACCTTGCATCAATTCACCCCTAGCGCCGAATAATCAACTGTTAAATACCCATTATTCAATCGTATTGCCTCAGGCTTAATATCAGCAACCTCATGAGCCATTACACCTTCATCATCGCCAAATAGCCCAATTTTTGCCGCTTCGTCGTTCCATGTCCATGTGTACCACTGTAATCCGTTTCGCGTTCCTGCTGGTTTGATGTTTGATTTCAGGCGTGGGTCTGAGAAAGCCGTTGACCCCTGAATGACAGAACTCAAAGCCAAGCCACGCCCAGCCTGAATTGCCTGACCCGCCGCGACTTGCCCTTGCCCAAGTGTTTGACCGATGCCAGCCGTAGCGTTTGCAATATTGTTTGCGTTGCTTGGCAATTGTGCCAGCCCCTGCAAGCCTTGCAAGCCTGTATTGTACGCCTGTTGCTGCAATTCCATGTTGTATCGTGCGAGCGCATCGGAAGCGTTCCCAGAACGCAAACCGCCCGTTGCTGATGCGTTGCGTAGAATAGCTTCTTCCCCAGCTGCCCGTGAATTTAAGACATTCTGATATGCTGCCGAATTTGTAATTCTGGCCAATGACTCTTCTGGATTGCCGCCAATGCCGTATAGGCCGCCAAGCGTGGTCAATGCACCTTCTCTAAGCTCTTGAGGCAGTGCTTCCGTTTGTTTTAGGTATTCAAGGGCCTCGCGTTGCGCGTTTGCTTGTATTGTCGCACCCTCTTGAGATGCTTCTGCCGCTTTTGTTGAGCCGGTTATCGAACCAATCAATTTGCCCACTACGCTCATGGCAACCTCACGTAAACAGTGCCTTGACTTGATTCACCAAGATGCAAAAACCCGATTTTAATGATCAACCTGCCTATGCTTTTTGGGATTACATGCGCTATACACATTTTGCACCAAGGAAAGAGAAAAAAACAGAACTTTACGAAGTCATCGCAGGCTTTTTTCAAGTGTCGAAGTCCTTTTTTGTCACTAGCAAAATGACAGCTTGCCGCTTTGCCCATTTGAGTTACTGAAAATAAAACTTTTCCTTTTCCAAGCCACCTGAAAACCAAATGATTCTCGTTGGTTGGCAACCCCATCAGATATCCATTGTATGGAATAAAATTAACTGCCGCCATCATATTGCGTAACCGTTGAAACCACATTGACACCAACACCTGAAGCCTGTGCGATTATGTTTCGACCCACCGCGTAGCCTTGACCGATTATTTCCTCAATATCTGCCGATTCATTCGGGCCAATTGAGTAAACTGCTATTCTGTTTCCGCTTGCGCTGGTCAGATTAGGGCTTTCCCATAAAGTTACAGTTCGTGCTGCTGCATTGGTGTTGTGCAGCACACAGGCTGTGACTGCAATTCGCTCAATTGGTGCCAAAGGGTTTAGTAGCGTGGTGTCAGTCACCGCAATGGACACTAAGGGGATGCCTACGTTTGATTTAATCGCCATATAATTGCCGCCTTGCTTCCTTGTATGCTGACGTTGGTTTTTTCCCCTGCTGAATTAGTTGTGATGCTATTTCATCAAGTTTTTCTTGTTGCAGCATTGTGTCTGATTTTCCCATTTGACGAACGTTTTCAGCAAGCTCCAATATCTGCGGGAATTGATCTCTGTTTATATTTTGGACTAAACTTGAATTATACGCGCCTTTGCTATGCGCTGAAAGTCTCAGATTGTCTGCAACAATCCTACCTGTGATTGGATCGTAAACCTTTAAATAACTAGATGGGCCAGCCTGGCTGCCTGAATGATCCACTTGCACATCGAAACCCTTTTGCCTCAACATTTCAGCCAATGAATCAGCTTCATCCCTTATAAAATAAGGGTTTTTAAAAAGCAATTCTTCTGGATACAGCGCCCCAACCTGCCCTTTAGCCATCGGCATTCTTGACATGTTTCGCGCACCCATGTTTTTCACCAATTCCCGCGCTGCGGTTTTTGCCACAGGCCTAGCCAATCCACCTAATCCGGTCGCAACACCAGCCAAATCCAACGCTTCTGGCTTAATCGAATATGTTCCAATACCGCCGGTAGCCGCATTCCCGCCACGCATTAAACCTCGTAAACCTTGATAGCTAATATCATCAGCCACTTGTGGCGCACCGCCCAACACCAAATCACCAAGGCCTCCAAAATAAGGCAACTCCACATAATTCATGCCGGACTGAGCGCCTTTTAATGCATCAGCAAACAGGCCCATTAATCCATATCTTGGGGATGGTTTCATTTCTCCAGCCATTATTTCACCTTTGAAATAGACGCTTGTCGGCAAATAAATGTTGAAGTCGCCCCAGAAGTGTTGAATTTCAGGTCAATTGTGGTTGCCCCTGAAGCAGCAACCGTAATAGGTGCCGACGTGTTCAGCAAAATGTTTGCTGCTACAGCCTGCGACTTAAAAAAGTGAATAACACACTCAGCTTGAGTCGTTGATGCAAAATTAATCACTCCTCTTATCAAAACAGGTGAGCCTGGAGAAGCGGCTGCGGTTGCTCCAAGGGCTTGAGTCATAACAAGAACGTTTGCCGCACCAACAGACAGCGTGACAACGCCGTTTGTTGCTGTGTTTGTATTGATCACCCTCAACGATGCTGAAAACTCATATTCCGATCCTGCAACCACTTCCCCAGCGCCCAAATTGTAACTAATCAGCGTGGTTAAAACTGTTGATGCCGACGCCGTTGGTGATGTTCTGGTTGTTGCTGATATCGTGCCTGCAGGGCCTTGGATACCTTGCGGCCCTATCGCCCCAACAATTCCGCCGTAAGGTAAAGAATTCCAAGTCAGGACTCCGTTTCCAATCTTAAATTGGTTTGTGTTCGACTCAATCCCCATTTCGCCGTCAAGTAGCACAGGGTTGGCCAGCGCCCAATTTGCTGAAATGTCTCGTCTGAATTGAAATTGGCCCAATATGCTCATGGATTACCACCAGGGTTTATATTTGCGCCGCCTGATCCAAAATCCAGACGTAACAAGTAATCTTGAAATGTCGTTGCTGCCATTCCGCCATCAATCCTTAATTCAGTCACTGTACCGCCACCCGAACTCGCGCCAGAAGAAAACCCCATTAAACAAGGTACTCCACAAAAAAAGAAACCGTATTTGTGAAAACAATAACTGGTTCTACCAGATTTCCCCTTGGCTCAATTGTAATTGCTGATCCGATTGGAATGGTTATTGTATCGCCCCCATCAATTGTGATTGATGCCGCCGCGCCGCCGATTGCTGATATTTGCAAAATCCTACAGTCGACTGGCAATGTAGGCGTTCCAGACACCCCCGACTCATAGCCCCAGACGCCTGTTTCACGGGCTTCTACAACAGGCAAAGGGTTATCCTCATCAACCGGAATAGGCGTTCCAGCGTTCCATAATCCAAAGATGTTAAGAACATTAAACCAGCTCATGCGTTCACCGATTGCAGGTAAAGACCGCCGCCAAGGTCTGAATATGACGTGGCAGGGTAATTAATCAATGGCTGGTAATCAATGAATATTTCTTGCCTAGCAAATTTTATTTTTGCATTTAGCCTAGCTACCCTACCCATTAAATCAGCACCATGTTGGTCTAAATTATCAGCTCTTTCGGCCACATCCAAAACTGTGCGATCAAGACTGTTTATCTTTGCCCGTGCTTGAGAAACTATTGCCCTTACACCTTGAAGGTCTGAATTCATATTTGCAGTATCGGCAAACAAATCAACAATATCAGTTAGCGCTTGGTTGAGTTCATTGATTATCTGGTTAAGGTCAGAAAGGATCTGAATATAATCCTCAATCATTGGATCAGGCCAATGAGTTAATTCACGAACGTCTGTGGCATTAAGAGCCAGCCTTAACGTTTCAACCATATTTGATGGTTCCTTTGCCAAAAGCCATGCGCGAACGTGTAGCGCCTCTTAGCTTAAACCCAAGCCAGTTATCAATATACCCAAGCCTGCGAACAATAAAACGGCTCATGTATTGCGATGGAAGTCCGTACATTTGAACCCACTCGTTACTGTAAGTTATTCCATCGTATGTCATTGACACAAAAACTGTTGCGTCTAGTGTAGTCGTGAACCCTGGGATTGTTTCAATTTCTAGTTCGTCAATTGACATATCCTCAAGATACATAAACGGCGTGTAAAGTTCCCACTCAACAATATTTCCGTATTGCGTGGCAACTGACGCATCAAGCAGCCCTATTGTCGAACCAATCTTGTCGCCAAATATCCATTTATTGATTCGTTTGTCAAACACACCGTGCTTTGCCCTGCATGGCGCTGATCCGGAAACATCAGATTTCCATGTTGACCACGCTTGATCAACGCCTGCAACCACCGCTATGGTCTGATTGAACATAAGAACATGGTCAGGCAGGTGGATCAAAATAAACGTGGTTCCATCGCTTTCAAACGACTCAAGAACCACATCCTCAAGTTGATCATCACTGTAGTTTTGAAGTATCTGATCTACCTCTCGGCTTGCTAACTTTTCAGCCTGACCAACACCAATACGATGAAACGATACAGCTTCTTCCTTTCGGCTGCCTAGTATGTAATATTTCCCAGCCACTTCGCACTTGGCATAAGTGCCAACAATGCCTATTTTCAAAGCTCTTGATGGAACTCTTGTAAAAGCAAAGTTTTCAGCGGCTTGGTTTACAAAATACTCGATTGAGTACCTGCCGAAAACCATCACTTTGTTGTCTTCTGTCTTTGCCACGCCATATGTGTAGTCTGGAATGAACTCAGCAGTTGCAAACTTCAGTGGGTCAATGATAGATTCGTCTGTGATGTCCGTGTGGTATATGTATTCACCGTCTGTAAAAAAATAATACCCATCCACCCAGCAAAAATCTATTGGAGCCCCTAAATCTGGGTCAGTTACCTGCCTTAACCCATTCGCTGCGTCATACAGCCAGAACTTGCCGTCTGCGCATACTGCTTGCGTATTAAATGAACAATCCATTGATGCATTATTAGCGCCACTGATTGTGCCAATCGTTGCTATTGTGCCATTAGATGCTACGGTGATTAACGAATTGCCAGATACCCTAAAATGCAGCCGTTGCCTATCATTCCAGAATCCGCCACGATCAATGCCTGATCCCACCGAAAATTTACTTAGTCCTTGCTGCTGTATCATGTACCCATCAGCCCCCAGAATAGGGCGACGAACGGCGTACATATTCACGGGCAAAGCGTCTCGATAGTCAGTTTTACTGTCTACCTTGTCGCCTTTGATTAATGTGATTAATGATTGTTGTTGCATCAGTTTCTTGGGGTTACTTCAACAAATAATATTCGAGTTTCAACCCTGCCATCACTGGTTGTAACAATGATTGTGATCTGCAAGATGTTTGTACTATCTGATCCGCTTGGAGTACCAGCTTGCACTGTGTATGTTATGTCCGGTGATGCATTTACATCGTTGCTGATTATCAATCCAGCGTCAGCTACTATTGAATAACTGGCTATCGTTTCTCCATCCTTGAGGTATGCGTCAAAATGCTCTGTAAAATTGTCAATATCGCCAATGAACATAGAGCGATTAGAACTATTAACAGGCAAATTGCCGCCGCTTCGATAGAACCTAGCCCAACGCGCCCACCTGTAATTGCCTGAACCAATTGCCTGCCTGCTTGGGTACTGAACCTGCTGCAATCTCTGCATGGCAGAAAGTGAAGCCATCATGGACAAACCTTGGTTTGCTTGGCCCAATAGCACTGGGGAAACCTCTTTGTTAAAGTCCGGTATTAGTCTCATCGCTAAATTTGCTTTAAAGCACTGGGCCAACCCACGTGGAACACCAGAATCACTGTTTGGGTCTGGAGAATCCTCAAAGTTGTAGCCAACCGGCATGGTTAGATTGAAACCCGCCGCCATGTCTTCAAGCCGATCAAGCGCAGTTTCCAAGTCTTCAGGCGTTGGCTGACGAGTCAAGCCCGATATTCTGAGTTGCGAATACGCCCCCAATATCATATCGTTTTTGGTAACGATTCCACCCGTATCGCCAATATTAAACAGGCTCGTTGCCATTCACTTTGTCCAAAATTGTTTGCAATTTCATTCTGTGGTGGGGCTTTTCACCAAACTTTTTTCTATATTCTGCCACAGCCAAGGCCAAAAGCTCTGCATTATCTTGATCTTCGGTTTCAGGCTCGTCAATCAATTCCGCCTGCTTTTCTGTCTCAACGGGCAATTCCACGTTTTCGTTAATACTCCAGCCCAATGATTCATAACCAGCCATGTCGGTGTGGTCTATGCAAATTGGACTTTCATCCTGTTTGTACATCATTACACCCATGTCTTTCTCCAAAGCAGGGAGAGCCCAAACCCTCCCTTGTTTAATTAGAACGTTACAGCAACGCCACAACGTGATGGGTCTTTAATCGTCACCGCATACCAAGTAAACACTCGGAATCGGAAATTCATGTTGATCATATTTGCATCGTAGATCATGTACATTGACAGGCCATTTTTCATTTTCTGGCTAATCACCTGCATTCCGTCAAATTGATTGAACAACTCGGCAGGAATGGTGCCGCCGAAAACTTCCACTGCATCTTTGTCGAAAAACAGATTGGTTTTCTTTAATGCATCCGTGTTTACACGATTAACTGTTGCAGCATTCAAAATGAGGGTGTTGATATTCGCATATTGTTTTTGCAAGGTTGACAGTGCAGGATCATCAAAAGCGATGGGCTTTGGGAAAATACGAATAGAAGTCCCGCTTGGCTTTTCAACAATTGTGAAAGTCATTGCTTGGCCTGAATCATTTTTATCGGCCAATCCAACGGCTTTAACAGTCGTACCGCCGTTTGCAAACGTAATTTTGTCGCCAACGTTGTAAGCTGCTGAAGCCGCAACTGGAATCGTTGCTGTGCGGTAATCCACGTTTGTTACAACGTGGGTTGTAGCGTCAACAGTGCCGCCCTGAGGTGCGAAAGACTGGTTACCGGTAACAGTAGTGGCAGGATCAGCACCACCAACAATGGTGGGCAAGTATGAGGCTGTGTAGATGTCAAACTCGGCAATATTCTGCCCAATCTGACCAGTTGACCAGACTTTCTCTGGTCGACCTTGAACAGTTTGACGTGCCGCCAAATCCTTAGCGAACTTCAAATTATCGCGGTCATTGAAAATGAAATTACGCAAAGTTTTTGAACCTTGGCGCTCGTTCATAATTGTTTGTGCTTCACCCACAAAATCATATCCGCTTGCTACGTTTGAACGATAAAACATTGAGCCTTGGGTGGCAATGGCCGAAGCGATTGACTTATTAAGCTCGGTCACTTGCTGCCTAGCCGAAGTCTTGCCTGCATCTTTCCAGAACTGCATGTCTCGCATGTCTTTAGCGCATTGGCTGATTAGGTCGTTCTTAGGAGTACCCAATACAGCCGGATATGTTTCTTGGATAATTTCCTGCTCTTGTCCAGTCAAATCCCAGCCTGTTATCACTGGACGATGCTGCTCAACGGGCCTCCAAAGAGTGTTCCCGCCGTTTTGCATGTTTGCGCCGTTTGGTTCCTTGAAAGAAACCAGATCAAGCATTTGATCTTCCGGTTCATAGGTGTCCAAGATTTCCTCGAACATTACTTCAGCGATTTTACCTGTAATTGCCATTTTATTATTCCTTTACCATTTACCATTTACTTGTATCGAGTCCCGCCCGTTTGGCTTCGCGTCGGATGTCGAATCTGGTTTGCGTGTCTTTGGCTTTTTCATACTTGCGTTTGAAGTTCGCCGCATTGCTGCTTGCCGATTCTCTACCTTCAGCTCTTGCCGCTGGTGCGGGTGCTTTTGTGGTTTTTTGTACTGGCGACGAAACTTTTTTAAGAAGCCCTCCAAGGTGTATTGCCGCTGAAATTCCGCTTGGGTCTTCCATCAGCTTTGCCTTGAGAACATCTCGCTCAGTGGCGTTTCGGCCAAGGTAAAACGTTACCTTTTCCGAACCATCACCAAGTCGCGCGATCAATTGATCTGCAACTAAATCACCATTTCCTGGCAACGCAAATTCAATTGCCTTCCGAAATGATTCATCGGCAGCCCTGTATAAATCAGGATCAATTGTTCGATCTTTTACTAATTTCGCCGCCCGTTGATAGTGATTTTCAACTTGGTTTTGAAGTGCATGCTGATGCTGTGATTGCCTGACTTGTGTCTCTTGCGCCTTAGTGACGTTACTCACCTGCGAAATTACCCACGCTTGCATTGCAGCTGCATACTTGGCTTCATCGTAGTCATAACCATCAAGCGTTGGCACTTTTCCAGCTTCTTGCGCAGGGCGTTGCGTACCTTGCTTGAGTGCCTGAACTTCTTGTTTCAGCCGATCCAATTCCTCGTCTTTCTCGCCCAGCTTGGCTTGCAACTTGCGCCGCATTCCAGCCATGTCAGAATCTGAGAATTTTTTGTCACCACCATTGGATGCTGGATCATCCTCTGCCTGCCACGCTTCAATTACTTCTCCGGTGCCTTCTTGGCCGTCGCCATCAGTTTCCGTGTCTGCTTGACCATCATCAGTGCTTCCTTGATCTAATTCCAGATCATCAGTCACCTCGGTTGCTTCTGCGGTTTGATCCGCGTCTGCTGCTGCGTTTTGTGCCTTTAATTCTGCCAGTGTCATTGCCATCTTTTATAAGCCTCGTCGATGTGAAACGATAAACCTAGGCGTCGCCCTAGTGCGTTTGCGTTTTACCTCTGCGCCTGAGTAAGTGAGCCACGTAGCCGTGAGACTAAATCGCCTTGAATTTTTGCCGCTGTCTGGACTCGGGTATTAAACGCGTTGAACTGCTTATATTGAATATCTGCATTTGCCTTTTCGGCCTCAATCTGTGTGCCCATACGTGATGTTTCAGCGTTGAATGCGTCAATCTGGACTTTTGTGTTAGCTATGGCTGCCTCATTCGCGTCTTTCTGTGCCTGCCTTTGTTGCGACATCATTGCTGCCTCAGCCTTCCCTTGTTCTGCCAAGGCCAACACCATGGCGGGGTCTTGCTTTTGGCCACCCTGAGCCTGCTGAAGCATAGCCAGTTCTTCTTCGGTCTCGGGCTCTTTAATGCCTTCGAGAACAAGCTGCTTTCTGGCCATCTTGCGAATGTCTTTCAATCCATCTCCGTCAGCATTTTCAAGCAACGTGAGCATTAGCGCCCGTTTCATTGGGTCGCCATCAGGAAGGGCTGACATCATACTCAGCATATCCTCGTTGGCTTTTTGTTTCTGGCTTGCGTAACTCGGGCCAATTTCAGCGTAAACATCGAACTCCATGTTCGTTAAATCGTTGACTGTGACGGGTTCGCCAGTTTCCTTGTCAATAATCACTGACATTATTTCAACTTCTTTTCTGTTGCCGTCTGGAGTTTCTATCGTGACATTTCGCGGACTGTCAAAAATTTCACTGGCCATTGAAGCAAAAATTTCCGCATCACGGCGTTTCGCAAACTTGTAATTGTGCTGGTAAATGTAGGCTTGCTGATCAACCCTATTTTGCAATGCAAGCACGGCCTTTCCGGATAAATCGGGGTCAGCAATGTCCTGAGGCATCCCTGGGTTTGCAACATCCTCGACCGCCTGCCTTGAGAGGTCAATCATAGTTAGCAATGCCGCAGGAACTTGCTGCTCTGGCATAACTGCAACAGGGCCAACAGGCAACGGGTTGCCGTTTGCATCAAACTGATTGTTTAAGTAATACGGGTAATTGTCATCAGCACCAGAATTTTCGTACATATTTTCAAAACCAGCCACCTGGGCAGGAAAAAATATAGGCTTAGGTCTTGGTGATCTGCTTACAATGTCTTGCAAGTATGACAACTGGAAGTTGCGCAAACGCTGCGGGTCTTTGGCCATCCTTGTTATCCCCTCATACGTCTCCTCCCCCTCAACAATTGAGCGTTCACCGTACATCGGAACAACAGGTATATGCTCACCCGCTATTGCCTCACCTTTGCCTTTGCCATTTAGAATTTCTTTGCCTGAGCAAATAAACTTGCGCACTTCCCAGCGTTTGATTTTCTTTCTGTCGAGTATCTCAAAACCTTGATCAATCAGGTCATCCATGATTTCTTCAAGGTCTGATTTTCGAAGTCTTATTTGTTCGCCAAACGGGTCAACCATCGCGAATACTTCATCGTCCACGCGTTTGCGCCTGTATATCGTTGCCACATATATCTGCCGATCTCCGCTAACCCAAGGAAACGTCATCGAACTTTCAGGCTGAGCAAAGTCCGAAGGATTGCATTCCTCGTCGTTGCGACCAGTCAATTCTTCAACCAGCTCTTTGTAGCCGTCTGGTGTGTAGCTTTTCAGAATCGACACAAATCGGGCGTCTGATTTATCCAGTTTCTTTGCGCTTGGGTCCCAGAACACCACGTTATTTGCCTCTGGAATCCACTGTCTGCGTATTACTTGGTTTTTGTCGCCAGCGCGGTTGGTAGCGTACTCTGTGAAAACTTCCCACGCGCCGAAGCCACAAACTACCGCGTCTTGTTGGGCGTAGTCGTAGGCTTCCTGCGAGTCTAGCTGTCGATCTGCTGCGCGGTACAGGCCATCTAGAATGTCGGCATCATCGTTTCGCGATTCGTCAACTGGCTTGAAATCTGGCTGCACTGGGTTTGAGCGCAAATCTGAAAGTATTTGTCGACCAGCTTTCCGCAGAACGTCAAACTGCCCGCGATACTGAAGCGGTACCGTGTTTAAATCTTCATCGCCCCACTGTGTAACCCAATAAAAAACAAGGTCGTCAGCCGCTTTTTGGCGCGCGTCTTGGCCATGATTGTAGGCTTTTTCGTGTAGCGTCTGAAGTTGTTTTAATTCCATGCTTATCGTCTACCGAGTGGCTTGATTGGCCGTGGGATATAGGGTTTTTGCACCGTCTTTGTTGTGCCCATTGAAACTGCATTGCGTAACATCATGTAACCGTAGCGCACCGCGCTGATAACATCGTCGCGCTCTTTAACAATATGGCCTTTGTCATTTCGGTGATAAAGACGCTTTTCTTCAAGGAAAGATTGGCAGGTTGAAAACACTTTAAACCTCCCTGATATCATTCTTTCAAGAATTTGGTACACGCCCGCCTCAACTGAGTTTGACCCATCAGTCCAAGTCGCCTTGTCTGCCAGCATCATAAAACCAGCTTTGCGGTAATCCTCTTTGAGAACTTCGCCGCCGCCCTTCTCGTGCTGTAGTCCGTCATGCGGCCATGCACAAGGAATGCCTTGATTCCAGCTTCTTACCGCCGCCCATGCCTGCACTGCGTCTTTCTCTCTGTCGCGCCACTCTCTTGCTAAATAAACAATATCCGCTTCAACATCTAACCATAACTGGACGTGTGATTGAGGGTGATCCCAGCCAAAGTCCATTGCGTTGATAACTTTGAAGTGATCTGGGCACTCAAACGGACTGACAATAATTTCCGAATCCGGCACGGTAAAGATTAGGCCAGACCCCATCAACGGCACACCCTTGCTTCGCATTTCCCGTTGATATTCGGGGATTGCTTCTAGTAACTGTATTTTGGTTTCTTCAGTTAAGTGCGGCGCATCGTCCCACGTCACGTTTTTAATCCACTGACCGGGCTTTAATTCATTCATGAACTGGCTAACGATTTCAGTCATGCCGTTTTCTGGCGTGAATGTCATCAGCACATATCCGCCTTCGTTATTGTTTCCTGTGCCTGTACGAGTCAAACACTGCGGGTAGATTGTGCGGTCTGTCGGTTCTTCGTCAATCCAGATGAAATCCTTGCTCGGCCCCATCAAAACATGCTGGCCTTGGCTGTATGACTTTAAGCCACATACAGACATCCCGCCTGACTTGTGTCGAATCTTTACTTCTTTGATCAACCCTTTTGTTTGACTTGATCTGATAATTGACCTGTGATCAATTCGATCGAGTCGCACTGCGCCAGTTCCTTCTAATTCATCACCGACCAAATCGCCGAACAATTCTTTCTGCACCACATCCCGAATCTGTTCACCAGTTACGCCAAGCGCCCAAATATCAGGCGGGGAATCGAATCGGACACCGGCCCACCATTCGGGGTAATCCCCCGTCAAGTGGTAAGCAACCTCAACAGCCGCCGAGTGCGTCTTGCCAACCCTGTTCGCGGCCATCAGCAATCTCTGCTTGTGGCGTGCTCCTGCTGCGTATAAATCAGCTTGCCAGCTATACGGCTTGAAATAAGTCACTCGCGCGGATTTCTTGCGCCGTATCTTTTCTTCAAGCAGCTTTATAACTTCAATTTTCTGATGCTTGTTTAGCGAGCTCATTGAGCTTTCTGTTAAGTTCATCTTCGCTCATTTCGGTTAATGAGATGCCGCCAGCATGCTCTACTGTCTGCCGATCCCCGTACTTCTTTGGCATCAACTTTGAAAGAGCCCATTTTCTTGTATCGACCCTTAGCCGTGCTCTCTGCGTGTCTTCTGAATTCTCGTTATCTGCAATTTCAAGCATGTCATCAAACATCAATTCAGCGCGTTCAGTCGTTGCCTTCGTGTATTTGTTGGAAAACTCTGGGTTTTCGCCAATCCACTTAAACACTGTAGATGCATTTGGCATGTCTGCCATTTTGCATAGTTTACTCAGACTTAACCCACCAGCAATTCGTGAGCAAATCTCGTTTGCTAATTCATCGCTGTATTTGCTTGGCCTTCCACCTGCCATGATTCACCCAAAAACGGAACGATTCATCAATCTCTGATGATTTCTAATTCAATTGTATAGCATTTTTTTAAGTTTTCAACAGTGCGCGAAAAGAATAAACAAAATCAACCACTTGTATAAAGCAAGTATTCAATCTCAAAAAAGATTCAATCATCTAACAAAAACTTGTTGATTATTTAATCAATTAGTGTATACT